AAGTTGGGTCGTCTATCAACTGCTTCCACAATTCAATGTGCGACATGGAGCAACCGATGACCCCCTTACGATATTGGAAATTATTGCCTTTGAACAATTCATATATGTATTCGGTGGCAACGAGTTCCTTTCCATCTACAGCATCCATGAATTCATAATCTGTAAATTTTTGACGGTTTAACTGGACTTCCATTTTCGCTTTGCGGTCAGGCCGCCGTTTCAAATTGATTATCACCGTTTTGAAGTCCAATTTATTTTTATTGGATGACTTCAATGCCAATGCACTTTCCCACTGCTGTGCCCGGGTCGCCCAGCCGCAGCTCTCGGCATACGTGCGCCCCTGTTTGCGCAGCGCCTCTTTTGCTGCTTCGTCTGACGCCAGTTTGCGCAACGTCTCCACCTCGGATCCAGGCGCAATCTGGATGCCGCACCCGTTCATCGTATGGGTCAGTCCCGCCACTGGATAATACAAGCATATGACTTCGGACATTAGCATTTCCATCGCGGTAATACAGGACGTCTCGGGCCAGTCCGTGGGATACAACCAGTACTCCGCTGTGCTCATTTCATCGCACAGTTGCGTCGGATTCAGTTTGCCCAAATGCCGAATACGGTTGTCAGGAAACTCTTGGTTGAGAGATTCAATCCGGGCCTGAATGCGCAGTTCATCGTCGTTGCACGGAAACACCTCATACGTTGAGATGGCGAGGGTGGCATCCGGAAGCGCCGCAACGATTTGAGTCCACAGTTCTAAAATGCGTGACAACCCGCGTTCCGTCCGCGAAGTGTATATGAATTTGTTGGGCTGCTTTTGGTTGCATGAATGATCATGTGATTGTGGCTGCGAGTGTTGTTGTGGCTGAGAAAACAATTCTAGATCAATTCCATTATTTATGATGGATATTTTAGATTTTAACATCGGATATGTTCGGGCATATTCATCAGCATGCCACTGTGTTTGACACACGCACCTATCAATGTGATTTGACCATTTTGTCAGAATGGTGGTGTCTCTCAAATCGCACCCATATGCCAACAATCGGGTGTCATGTGCCCATATATAGAACTGGTAAAACGAGCATGCATTGCCATATATCTCCAAAAATGAAATGTAGCGCGAACATATAACCGTATGAAATTCGGTTTTGCTCAACAGGGCGGGCAATTCGGCCAATCCGACATATTTCAAATTGTATTCGGGCAACTCTTCGGACTGCACACTGCCCGAAACGTAGATTGTGTATGGACCGCCTTCTTCGGTTCCTAATAGCATGCCTAATTCTTTGGACAAATAGGCAACCGCCTTTTCGGAGCCGCCCAAAGCGCCGCGTTTCATGTGGCTATAATTCCAATTCAAATTACCGTATCCTGTGTAAAACAAGATGTTCCGACTATTCTTGCATTTTGTTTGCATTGAATGATCCAATTTAGGTTTGGATTGAGGGTTCAATAATTTTATCAAATCATCAAATGTGTTGGATGGCACGCCATTATTAATAACAAAATCTATGTAGGAATTGGCCAGCGCCACAAATGCATTCAATGCCTCGGGTTTCACGTGCTTTATAAAAAAATTCAGGTTGAATGCCAGATTTCGCAAGTGCCACACGCTGAATGTGCGATGCTTTTGTGTAAATATAAATTCATACATGCGAATGCCGCATTCGCGATCTCTCAACCGATCCGCAACAATGATCATGTAGTACGGAACAAAAAAACCGGCCTTGTCTGTCTCCACAAACAGTTTGCCGTCATTGTTTATTGGCCACATTCGCACCATGCGATAATAATTGTACGCCAAATCGTTCATGCCCTCGCAACAGTAATGCACCAGCAGTGGATAAAAGCACTCCACTCGTTCCGCATCGTATGAAAACGCTTTGACTAAATAATAAAATCCGTGCTCTTTTTGTTTCAGTGCTTCATAACATTGGTAGATGTAAAGGCACGATACATATTTTTCCTGTGCCCAGTTGTTCTGTGCCAGCGTGATTTTATACCACCGAATTGCATCTTCGTGCTTGCCGCAGTCGCGATAACTGTTGGCGCAATAAAATGAATAGCGCTTGTGCAAATCATCCCCCTTAGCCAACGCTTCTGCATGCGCCGAAGCCAAAATTTTCGCATCCTTCAAATACTTATCAGGGTCCAAATTTCGCGACCCGCTGCGCCCAGAAATCACATAGTAATCGCCTTCTAGTATGCATGTGCGATTCTTCTCATTCTGCGACGGTTCCTGACAACTGATGTACTCGTGCAACACTGAAAAATATTTGAACCGCTTATGATTATTTATGAGGAGGGTTCGTGAGTAATTCATGCCTGATTTGGGCATTCCGAATTTGAGTTGGTGCTCGTCGTATGACACGATTTCGGGAATGCAGATGGTGCCATGGAGTTCGTCATCTGCGTCAAACACGAGCAGAAAATCGGTTTTATTGAATGCGTATTCCAGTGCGAGAGTGCGATTGTGTGCAAAGTTGACCCATTCATCACAGTGCAGTTCGCCTTTGATGTGTTTCTCCGAAAAGAATTCGCAGATTATCTCTCGGGTGGTGTCCGTGGACCCCGTGTCGCAAATCACCCAGTAGTCAAATCGTATCTTGGAACACAGCATTTCCAAAGTGCCACGAATGATGTGCGCCTCATTCTTGACAATCATGTTCAAACATAATGTTTTGGAAGATGACATTGAATCAATTTCGGATGATTAATAGGTTTAATTGATAATGTATATGCATATTTTCAAACATGCATTTAAGTATTTTTTCCATAAAATATATAATCCATATAAATTTATATGCATTATGTTGGGTATTTTATGACTAAATTATCCGTGGTTGGATCCAATGACAATGACAATGTCTCTCTAAATGCTGCCTCCACGGTTGAAATACTCTTTGCGGAATTCAATCATGTGAGCATCGGGGATGCGGTCGCCCCGCATGAACTCCTCGGGTGTTCGCGTGCCTTCAATCAAATTCACGATCATGAACAGCGCATACATGCCGCACTCTGTGTCACGCTTTTGGTGCTGCTTCCGATTTTCATAATATTTGAATCGGATGCCCAGGGCGCGCCCCTGCTGCGTCACCGTTTTAATGAACTCGCGAATCTCTTTTTGCGGTCGGTCGCCGGTGCTGTCAAAAAAGAAGATGTAGTTATTATTAGCATTCGCATTCGCATCAATATTGATGAACAGCGACACCCAGTGCGATCCGTCTTCCGTGTGCGGGTCCGTGTTGAAAATGACGCCGATTTTGTGCGTGCCGGCATCCACGTATTTCTTCAAACTAAAATTGCAGAGCTCCTCCCACACGCACACGCCCGCCACCTTGGGTGCGCTGTAATCGCTCGGCGACGGTCCCAGAAACTCAAACGCGGGAAACTTGTCCTCGTACTGCTTCATCACGTTCTCAATCTCTTCGCTGCTCAACCACTCGTCCGGATCGCGGATCCACGACTTCGGGGCTTCCGGGGCAAACGTGTCTTCCGTGACCAATGCGGACAATGAACCCAGCGCTGAATCGGAGCCCATGAGCTGCTTCATCCAGCACGCCTCGTTGCGACACATGCCACCGAAGCGCTGTTTCAGCGCGGTCCAAACCTCTTTCGGGTCGTTCGTTTCAATGCGCGCATCGGCGTGGCGCGCATTCCAGCCGTCTCTTAATTTGTGCAGCGTCTCGTTGTCGTAGCATGTGAAATAGTTCTCCTGAACGGGTCCGCACTTCAGCCGTTCAAACTCCTTTGCAACATGACTTGCCCTTTTTTTGCGACTTTTGTTTTTTCCACCCTTGTGATTTTGTGCACCGCGTCTAGATTTATTGGTTTTATTATTTTTATGTTTGAATTTCATTTCACAATTGAATAACTTAATTACATTATGTAAATAATTTATTTCATTCAATCATTTGATCGTTTTTGGATTTGGATTTGGACGGTTTTGGCTTAATGTCCTTGGTTTTAAATTTTGGGTCATCCAGGTTGACTTCTTTCAGTTGAGGAATGGGAACATGATTGTTGCTCGTTGATGCGGCGGGCGTCGTCTTGATGACATACGTGTCCAGAGTGGGCACGCCAACTTTGTGCTTGTCAAACGACATCATTATCTCCAGCTTTCGTTTTGATGAATCCGCCAACTGCGCATCTTGGACAAAGTCGCCTTCGTCATCAGCATCGTCCAAATTAACCGAGTCTTCCACGATGGGCGGCAGATACCCCACGGCAACGCACTCGGCCATGTGCTCCTCCTGCAGCGTATCATTTTTGTCCTTGTTCCTAAAATACGTGATGCACGACTTCGCATACGCCTCGAATGACTGAAGCACGAAAATGTCGTTCACCGTTTCGCCCTTCAGTAAGTCACGCATCATTTCCATAATCCGTTTTTTGTAGAAGCGTTTGGCTTTTTCGTATTTACCGCTCATGTCGGCCTCTTTATTTCGTAGGTACCTCTCATACTGCGGCTGATTCACCATCAGGTCCAGCGTCACGTGGTCCACCTGGTCCAGATTCATGTTCATTTTTACAAAAACTGTTTTGCATACTATGTGTAAATATGCAATTCTGGTGCATTTTAGCGCATCCAATAAATAAAAATAAAAACAAATTATAATGCAATGGAACGACGACCGCAATCATATGATAGAAAATTAATATTTAATCCAATCACCGATGAAGTCATTCACCCAACTGCATCGCAATCCCCATATTTGGATAGTCCGCGAACAGTTCGGCACCCATTACCGTCGTTCGCCCCATTTATAAGAACCGATGAGGACATTGCAGAGGAAGAACGATTGATGAAATATGCAAAAATGGGTGACATGGCGGAAAAATTTAAATTATTAAGTGGAAAAGGAGTTGGATTCGGTGATGTTTTTAGAACCCCTCATATCAAATTGGAGGTACCATATGATTCAATTTATGCGAATGAAGATCGTGCAATTGACTTATTTGTTGCAGATTTAGCAAGACATGGTGATGGAAAATATGCAACCACCGACGGCTCAGCAGATTTTAGATTTAATAAGGCATTGAATGTTGAATTGACGACAGTTGCCCAAAAAATAAATTACCTGTTGTGGAGTTACCGCATCAGCGTTGACCCATTGTCGGGGGGGCGAGGATCCACTAAACGCAAATCCACTAAACGCAAATCCAATAAACGCAAATCCAATAAACGCAAATCTAGACGTTCTACGTCTTAGTTCTCCGATTAGCTTTGGTTCTCAGCCGCGTACACGTCCTTCAATAAACGCGCTGAAGGATCCAATACCCCTTCGCAAAACGGGTGCCTCCAAAAATGCGGAATGGTTTCCACGCGTCCTTTCCCAGGAAAACACCGATCAAACACGCTCCTGTAATAATAGCTCTCCTTGTCATACGGCGCATTGTGTTTAAATTTATTCATCTCGTTTGCGATGCTGAACTCAACATCGCTCACGCGCGTGTCCACGTATTCCTTGATGATTTGCACCCAGGTGCGATCGTGTCCGCTCACGCCGTCGCTGAACGCCTCCTTGCGCCGCCACATCACGTCGTCCGGCAGAAGCCCTTCAAACGCCTTGCGAAACAGGTGTTTCTCTACTGCGTAATTCGCGCCATCGCCAAATCGCTTCATCCACGGCGGCAGGCTCATCACGAACTCCAGAAATGCCTTATCGGCAAAGGGCACGCGCGCCTCCAATCCCGCCCCGCTGATGCTCTTGTCCGACCGCAGCAGGTCAAAGAAGCGCACGTCGCGCACCATGCGCACATTCTCGCCACCAAACGCGTGATCGCTGGGCGCCTTCGTGAATCCGCGATACGACCCGAAAATCTCGTCGCTCATGTCGCCGCAAAAAATCACCACATTGTCCGTGTTGTCGTAAATGTATTTGCTGACCAGGTAATTGCCCACCGATGCGCGCACGGTGGTCGTGTCGTAGCTCTCAATCTGATAAATGGTGGCGTCAATTGCATCCAAAAACTGCTGCTCCGTCAGGCACACCTCGTGGTGCCGCGTGCCCAGATGCTCCGCCACCCGGCGCGCCCACTTCAGATCCACCGAACCCTCCAACCCAACCGCATACGTGTCCACTAGAGCCATGTGCTTCACCACTAAAGCAGTTGTTACCGAGCTGTCCAGACCGCCGGATAGCAGGCAGCCCACGGGCCGTTCGCTCATCAGCCGCTTGCAAACCGCCACTTCAAACAGGTTGCGCATCTGCGCGCACGCGCTGAATTCCAGATCCGCATTCGCATTCGCATTGTCCGGCGCATATGTGCCAAAGTTGTACACGTACGGCACATCTCGCGTCTCGTCCAACCAAAGACCCGAGTAATACGATTGCAGCTTGGTTTCAAACTTTGGTTCGTTGCTGGATCCAACTTTAGACGCCGTCATGAAGCACCCACCCGGAAACTGTTCCACATGAGCGCAGTGCTGCAGCGCCTTCATTTCGCTCGCAACCGAGATGTCGCGCTCGTAGTCGCTGGAAGTCCCTATGTATAGAGACCGCACGCCAAACGGGTCGCGCGCAATGTGCACGATGTCGTTCACTCGGTCAATGAGCACCAGCGAAAACACGCCGTCCAACTCGCGCAGAGTGGCCTGCATGTCCCCATTGAACATGCGGTACAGGTGGATGATCACTTCACAATCGGACCCGCTGACGCAGGAGTCCGATAATCCGTGCTTTTGAACAAGTTGCAGGTGGTTGTAAATCTCGCCGTTGCAAATCAGCTCGCAGCCCATCAAAAAAAAGGGCTGGTCGCCCGTGGATTCCAGTCCGTTGATGGCCAGGCGATGAAACCCGATGCAACGCTGGCCATTCACGATAAACCGGCTGTTGTCCGGACCGCGATGAGAGATTTTAGCAAAATTGGTTTGCAGCACATTCAGCTTGTGCACGGGAATGCGATTTTGGGGGGAGCCAATTGCCTCATAATAGAAGATGCCGCACATAACAATATGACCAAACAGATTATGAATAATGTGATAAATTATATCTCACACTCTTTAAATGATGTTCAAAAATATATAAATATTATATTTGCACAATACAATACACTCCCAATATATAAATAATAGCATAATGTCCATGCCATTCCAGGAACCATTTTACGGCGTGCCCAACGGGGTGGCGTATTGCCAGCAGGAGCGCACCGAAGAGCTGAGTCGTCGCATGCGTGATCGCAACATTCCGTCGGCGCCACTGCAGCCGCAACTGGGCGCGCGCCCGGTGCTTTCCAAATACACGATCATGCCCATTCTGGACCAGCGCAAGGAAGCAACCGTGCCCCTTTCCAACTACCCGGTGTATAACCCGGCGCAGGTGTTCAACCCGGGGAGCGCGGTTGCCCCGTGGTCGGGCTATGCCACGGCGGTCAATGTGGAATCCACGCTGCGCAACCAATTTTTTGCGCTGCAACGGTGCGAGCAATCCGAATACGTGCCGTCATCCAAGAGCGATCTCTACAATGTGCGCATTGACTCTCGCCAGATTCAGCAAACGCATCCGCTGCTGTTCAAAACAGAGAAGTTTGCGCCCATGAATCCCGACTGCTTTCATTTAGCAAACCGCACATTCAATAATTCCACGCGCACTGAAATTAAAAATGTTGAATAACATTAATGAAATGTATCATTTAAAAAATAATATGATGTTACCATATACAACTGCAATATCATATTATGTCGTCGGTTACTAAAGGCAAAGGGTTTACTACGAGGGGCAAACCCGTGATGGGAACTAGAAAAAAAACATCACGACCGGTCACAGTTGCAGAAGCCATGCCATTTGGATCCGAAGGTGCAGCAGCCATGCCATTTGGATCAGATAGTGCAGAAGCCATGCCAGTTGGATCCGATGGTGCAGCAGCCATGCCATTTGGATCCGATGGTGCAGCAGCCATGCCATTTGGATCCGATGGTGCAGCAGCCGCGCCAGTTGTATCCGAAGGTGCAGCAGCCGCGCCAGTTGTATCCGAAGGTGCAGCAGCCGCGCCAGCATCGCCAATGAATGAATCCCCTGGTGTTGCACCATTGTCACCCGTCGCAGACGTAGTGCCAAATTATGATTTTCCAGTAGTGTATTATTTAATAACTCACGCAGACATTCAACGATCACCAACGTTGAATACATACATCAACATGCAAACAAATGCATGCACCCAACATTCAACCCCCGGTGGTTTCGTAAATCCGCCGAATGAGGCTGCTTCAGGGCATCCATTTTTGTTATCAGCCAACGAAATTTGTCTCTTATTCATGGCATGGGATGCCGCTCACCACGCATCACTCAATCATAGTGCATTTGATGACCTCAGATTTTTAAACGATCATGTTTTAGGTCATGCGAAAATCAAACATCACCCGCCTAATTTGGCAATATACAACTTTTGCAAGCACACAATAATTCCGACTCAAGGCTCTTCTAGGTTAAGAAATGCAGATGAAGATTTTGGATCAATTGGAATTTCAATGTTTAATGCATTGTTGACTGCCACATCATTTTTGCCCATTGAGTTTAATCAGAATGTAACAACTCTATGGTTGGGAATAGATGTGGACAATGTAAACTTTTCAAAAGTTGCAAGAATATACACTGTTGAGGGATTTTCAAATCCAATCATCACTAACAAAGACGTGGATGGAACTGACACGCCGATTGTATTTTTGCAATTGACTAGGCCGATGCACAATTATGTGAACAATCAAATTGTGTCCATGAATAATTTTAATGAAGTAATGAATTTAATGCACCAATGGAATGCAAAACATAGGACTACTCCCGTGTTGGAGTACACATTCAGGTTTGATCGGTCATGCATTTTATCATTGCATTTATTTCCATTCATTGTTTTCAATGAACAAAGTGCTCCAATTGGAGTGGGCTATCATGAAGGTCAGCGTGAAACATCTGGCACATTTGTGGTCATTAATTCAGCGTACAGTCCTCAGAATCATCGTGGTTGTGATGTATTGTCCCTAAAAACAATTGAGAACTCCCCTAATGTAAGACGCATTGAATTCAATGTAGGACAACAGAGTTCGGTGACAGCCACCGTTGACGAAACCACATTTCACACTCATCCATTTGTAATGTATAAAAGAACCAAGACCATGATTGGACCACCTTCCAGTCCCGATTTGTTTTCATTTATCAGTACGTTTATAATATTACATTCATCAGGAAACACCTCGTTTAAGTTTTCGTTGGTTTCAACCATGGAAGGAGTGCACATTGTGTCATTTAAACCGAATGGCATTCGCATGATACTGCATCATCTTGCGACTGCAACGTCTAGATCATTGGTAGGGGACGCCGCAATTGACTATGTGCTCAATGAAATGAGTGATATCGTCAACAGTTATGAATATCCTGCACGCGAAAGAAGGTATGATTGGGAACAACAGTACTCAATCAACAAGCTGAAAAGCAATGAGGCATTGATGGAACCACTTGAGGTTTACCAAATATTTTTTACTACGGTTAATGAAGAGCATGGTGATTTATTTGATTGGCATTGGGTGGATTGGGATAATTTGACCACGACTCATGAAATAAAAGTGGAGTATTTGGACAACCGAATTAAAGTTTAGAATGATTTGTTTTGTCATTTCACAAAATGACAAAAAAAGAAGGGGTGGGGTGTGTGGTGCGCGATTAAAGCGAGCCGAGCATTCCACTCACGTATCCCGATGTGTAATAATACACCAGAGCGAAGACGACGGCGTGCACAAGTGCAACCACGTGCTTGGAGCCGTTGGGAGGGATGCGCAAAAGCACATTGGGAGTAAGCACGTAGAACAGAAAGACGAGATAGATGATGCTGGAAAAGTTGAACATTGTTGATAGGGGTTATAATATATACTAATAAAAAAATAAATTGGTGCTAAATAAATAAACAATTGCGCCTTTAATTGATTATGTTGGATTCCGTTTCAATGTTCTTGTTTTTGAAATATGATTATTGTGTTTTATTTTCAATGTATTCGGATTCGTTTGCATTTTAGGCAAAACATGTTTTGTCGTTTTTGTGCCCTTAAAAAACTCATTCAGATGTTCCATGATTTTTTTGCTGATAATTCGGTCAATTTCTTGTTCCATCGGGTCTTTTGGAACGTGCGCAGCCTGAAACCGCTGCATAAATTTCGCAATGCCCTGCCGAAAATCGCCCACAGTTCCCATGCTTATGGTGGAACGCAACACGGGCGACTGTATGAACCGATTTATTAAGGTTTGCACGCTCAGCTGATGCACGTATGGTTTCACGTTGATGTAATACACCTGGCCGTGCTCCATTTGCGAGTGCATTTGGTCGTCCAAGAAGCACACCTCCACGTTGGACGGCAACTTAGTGCACCGCAGCAAATCTTCATACGTTTTGTCGTGTGTGGTGCGGCCCATTTCTATTATTTTCCCGTTTATTTTGAACGCCGCCACGATTTGATCAAACAGCCGCGCACCCAGTTTGGATTCCATATATCCAATGATGTGTTCCACCCACGCGCGAGGGCCGCTGTTGTTAGTGTAAACCATCACCCCGCAGCACTCATTGGAATCTTTTTTCAATTTCAAAAATCGCAACAGGTCCAGAATGTTCGGTCGCAGGAATTCGGGGAATGCATCCATCAAATGGTTGAAGTGCGCGTATTGAGCCGTTGCGTCATTGTTCCACGCCGTTGTGGTGAGAGCATCGCAAAAAATGCCCAGTTCCACAAAGTATCCGATGGTTTCATCCACGTCAATCACCACTATTTTTTTGGGGACGACGATGGAAGTAGAAGTGGATAAAGCAGGCGACGATGACCCCGATGCCATTTAAGTGCACTAAATGTGTTAAATTACTAAATGCAAAATTAAGCTATAATAATTCAATATTTAAAATTGCATGTTTATTTGTGTGAAAAATCTTTTTTTATAATCATTTAATAGGACTCCCGGGTTTAAAGTTTAGGGTTATAAGCAATACGGCAATACTTCAATAATTCAATAATTCACCCAATTAAAATATGAACGCACCCCCTCACGGCATGGCCATGACAAAATCGGATTACGAGAAAATTCTCTCGTATTATAAGATACCATTTGGGAATTTAGGCAACATTGAGCTAAAACGAAAAGCGGAAGACATTTTGGCAACCAAGTTGTGCAAATGCATCAAGGCGGTTGAGAGAAAAGTGGGTCCACAAAATGCGATTGCGCTTTGTACTGCCAGCGTGTTTGGCAAAAAAGGGCTGAAATACTTTGACGTGTCGTGCAAGGGTCATGCACAGTTGCACCCTCGCAAAGGAGCCACTGGACGAAGACGACAAATGCAACTGCTCAACAAAACTCGCAAAAATATTATATTTGCCAAATAATATGACCCTGTGATACAACCATGGTGCTTTTCTTCATTGCAGATCTGGCACTTACTTTAGCATTTAAGCTCAGCACATGGTGTTTGGGAAAAACGTATAACGGCATTGTTTATCTTGTGACATATAAATCCCAAACACCAAAACCAAATGCACACGAGGTCATGAGTGATGGCGGTGATTGTACTGATGATTGCACTGATGATTTCGTCACCATGACCCGTCATGAATATGACGCACTAAAACATTCACATGATTTGCATCATCATCGTCATCATGCATCGTCCGAAGATGAACTGGTGTCCAAAGACTCGTCGTCATCCGAATGCGCATCTTCTAAATAATCCATCGCGGCGAGAATCACGCGCTCTTGCTGGCTCATGCGCTGAAACACGACGACCTCGTCCATGACGACATGAAACATGGCGGGATTGGGGTGCGTTTTGCACAGCAGCTGCACCCCCTTTTGTCCGATTTTAATGTCGCAAATGATGGCCCCTCGTGCAAGGCACAAGCGTTCCGGATTTTTCAAATCAATCCAGCGGATATACGCACCGTGCGTGAGCCCGTTTAAATCATCCACATGCCGGTAATCTCTCAATTTGTAAATGTAGTCAGCAGTCACCGATTGGTTGAGTCCCAGTTGCATCAGCTGGCGCATTTTTTCTGCGCCGATTTTGCGCGTGTTTAGATTTGCAACAACTGTATTATTTTCGTTATCCAGCGCCTTTTCAAGCGCCTGCATGTTCAGTTTATTCATGCCAATATCGTGATTTCATGCACTGTGTTTATATTTTTTATACAAAATATAAACAATATAAACCTAAATCAATTATTATAATACTACCACAGTGCATGCATGTTCGGATTTGCGCAGACATTTATTAAACAAACAATGAATACTCTGACTTCTGCCATTTATGCAAACGCAAACACTGATTTGATAATAGATTCAGAACCAATGATAAAAATAATAGACATGGATTCCATAAATGACAATGTCACGACCGTTGATCCAATTCCGGTGGAGGTTCAAGTTCCTGTGCCCGTTCCTGTGCCAATTGCCGCACATGTGGCCAAATTTGAATATGAAAATGAAATGGACGTCATTAACAAATGGAAGGTTGCGGCGAAGGACGACATTGTGCCGCTGATAGCAATGATTCGGCAGCTCTATTTTTTCTCGGACTGCAGAAAAATCACGCTTAGAACATATTCATTGTGCAAGGAAGAAATCCCGAACTACATTGGTAAAATAAAACGCCGCCCCGAACTTAAAATTGATGTGTCGGACGTGGACATTCATGATCATCCGCAAATGTTCAGCATGTATCGGCGACTACGTCCCATGATCGGCATGTTCCGTGTCAATGATTTCATGGTGCGCGTGGAACACGCATTTGACAATTCACAAATAACCTCAGAACATTTTGTGGTGTCTCAAATCATAAAACATGTGAACGATCCAATCGGGGGAATTGATCCCGTGCACCACATAGTTCTGCCGACGTGCGTGCAATTGAACAACCTTTGCAATGTACCGCCCATATACCGGACCATGTTTCATCACATTTCATACAGCATTCAGCCCATCGTGTTTCATTCTCAAACCATGGACGCATGGTTCAAGTCGGCAATTGTTCCTCCCACAAATGAGCAAATCATGCGGTTGTGCATTCAAATGGCTGAAGCGCTGGCTCATTTGCACGCATTGGGCATTGTGCACGGAGATGTCAAACCAGGAAACACTCTGATTCAAACGATTTATGAATACGCAGATTCTGGTAGTTCTTCCAGTTCCAGTTCTTCTGATTCGGAGTCGGAGTCGGAACTACTGCAGTCACAAGCGCAATCACCGTCGCTGTCGCTTTATTTGATTGATTTCGGAATGTCGGGAAGTCCGGGGCACAGCGACGGAACTGGAGGAACCAAGCCATTTTGCGCCCCTGAAACTGGCAACGGGTTCGCCCTTAAAATGGACATGGACACTTACACCTGGACAAAAACCCAAAAACATCACGACATGTGGTCGTTTGCGCTAATGTTTTTCACATTTATCGTGTTGCGCAAGTCAACCGCATATCCAAAAGACTACCCGTCCGATTTTTTTGATGTTGGCAGAAGCGGACACATCAATGTGGCATATTTTGATAAAATTCAGGATGAACCGATGCGCAACTTGTTTCGGCGTGCCCTGTGCCCTGCAGAAGATCGCATTACTGCTGCCGAGTTTTTAGCTGCTGCCAACAATGTTGTTAGCGCCAATGTTGTTAGCGTCAATGTTGTTAGCGACAATTGAATCATTTGGTTCGGTTATAGTGGGCGCTGAAGTTGCTGTTATTTTTTTTTCAATGATGTCGCGCTTCACATTTTGTTGCTGCAGCAACCACATGCAAAGTTTATCCAATATGCTGATCGTATTCATGTATGTGCGATACTTGAAACAGCAGATGGTGGTTAAAATCGTTGAATTTTCAGGAAACTGCATGCTGCACCACCAATACGCTGGGATGTAAATGATTTGGCCTGCGCGCAGTTCCACGTCCATCGTCTTAATTTTGTCAAAATCAGCGCGGTACTCGGCCTGTATTCGCCACGGATTTACCGGCGACCGAAACTCAAAATTGTCATAGTCGGTCACGGGATACAGGTATTTACTGGCGTGCGGGGCAATGAGGCGAATTTTGATGGTGCCCTGCGTCACCAAATAATAGTTGCGATAATTCAGCTCGTATCGTAACGGCGTTTCTGTTCCGGGAGATGCACACACAACGTCATACATGCATTTGGACACCATGGGCGGCCGCAAAAATGCGTCGTTGTATTTGAATGTTTTGATCAGACCCGTTTCTTCCAGGAAGTCGCCGTTGTTTTCGCTAATGTAACGCGATTCTTTGTCACTGCGAAACGACTCTGCCACGGCGTGAAGCGTGAGTGGAACGTACGATTCGGTTGCATCGGTTTCATCTGCCGTGTCTTTCACGTTGCGCAGGCGCACATCAAATGCACCGTATGCGCTTCTGATTGCGGGCAACGTGCATGATTCCATCAGTCGCTCGTTCGCGTAATCAAAGAGCACAGGCTGCCGCAAATCACACACCTCTTCCAATTTGTCTTTGGACGGCTGATCTATTTCATACACCTCCAGGTCATTGCTGGTTTTCATGTGGAAATAAATGTGCAGGTATAAGAACAAAATTACGCAAAAAATTAGCACAGCAAACACGGATTGCATTTTGAATTATTGGGTTGTGTTTTATTTATCAAATTTCTTACTAACAATTAATACAGTTTATTTTTTAAATACTTATGCTTATTTATATGCTACAATAATTTCACATAAATAATACGAGACGCGATTGCGCGATTGTACACTTTTTAAATCGCATGGCACATTTATGACAAACAATATTCTGGTTTCATTCAAATAAATTTATTGTTAAGAACATTACTCCTTGCCCTGGAACAATGTACATCAATCTTGCTATATTACCTCTCCAAAATCCGGTTAATCCATATGTGTTGTAAATCGTTTTTGAAAGTTGGATCATGCTGCTTTTTTGTTTAACGGTTTCTTCTTGCATTTGGGTTTTTAAGACATCCATTGGAGAAGAGATGATTCCTGAAAAAACACCAGCTCCGACTCCTCCACAAAATGAATGCATGTTTGTAAATGTTTCTTTTTTGGACACATGCTCCTTGTATTTGTTGTAAAAATAAAAACGACTCACGTTGTTTAAAGATTGACGACAAAGAGTTGGAAAATATCCTAAATAAAGACCACGCATTCCATGTTCTTTAACAACACTCAATGCAGTCACATGTGGAAACCGTATCATTTTGGTTTTGATTGTTTCAATTGGAACGGTGATCAGTGTCGACTCAACAAAACCGGAAAACAATCCAGAAAGTATTAATGCTGAATTTTTGTGAAATGATTTATCTTTCAAATACACTGAAGAAATGTCATAAGAATAAAAACGGGTCAATACTTTTGGAACATTAAATAAAAGAATTGGTGCAATGCCCCTGTAAAATCCAGTTAAACCACTATGTTTATAAATTTCAAATGAAGTGTGTTTTATATTGAGATTATTCCCTTTGAATTGCATTGTTGTTTTTATGTTTTCAAATGGCCGCACAACTATTGCTTCTGCAATTCCAGCCAAACTCACAGAAACAATGTTTATGCGAGAATCATTGTTTTGCATCACGCCGATCAATGATATATGTTGATAAAATATTTATTTAATCCACGATTTGCATATTGGAAGATTCCAATACCTCCAACTGAATGGGGTCATTGTCATCATTGTTTCCCTCCTGCGCGACAGCAGCATTCACCTCGGTCACTGGCTCGGTCACTGGCTCGGTCACTGGCTCGGTCACTGGCTCGGTCACTGGCTCGTTCACTGGCTCGGTCACTAGCTCGGTCACTGGCTCGTTCACTGGCTCGGTCACTGGCTCGGTCACTGGCTCGTGTGCAGGTGCAGGTGCAGGTGCAGGTGCAGGTGCAGGTGCAGGTGCAGGTGCAGGTGCAGGTGCAGGTGCAGGTGCAGGTGCAGGGACGGCAGATTGATTCATGCTTTGGCTAAACAGTTTCAGCAACATAAGGTTCATTTCGTTGATGGTCTTTTGTTGGGCATGAAGCAGTTCGCGCAGTTCCCGGTTTTCGGTTTGCACAATGTCAATCTGTTCAATGATTTCAGACAGGTTGGAATTGGTCATAATGTTGTCCACAATGCCAGACACAAAATCAGTATCAGCCATGAGAGCGGGCTTAATTTGTTCTAAATTCAATTCTGATTCTGATTCAGACAATCCGGTAAATTCGGAAAATCCGGATCCGGAGCCGGATTCAATGCAATTCAATCGGTTCTTAATTTCATCCATGGTTTGACTCTGCTGAAACAACATGGTGTCCATCTGCTTCATGAGATAAATGGGCGGCACAGGCCACGTTAATCCTGGGTTTTGATTTCCAGGCACTTGTTGTTTTCGGTTCCCTTGTGGTTGTTGCGGTTGCTTTTGCTGTTGCGGTTGCTTTTGCTGTTGCGGTTGCGGTTGCTGTTGCTGTTGCTGCATTTGCGGTTGCCTTTGCGGTTGCATCTGCGGTTGCATCTGCGGTTGCATCTGCGGTTGCATCTGCGGTTGCATCTGCGGTTGCCTTTGCGGTTGCTGTTGTGGTTGCTGTTGCTGCATTTGGGAACGTTGTTGCTGCAACAACAATTGTTGGCGTTGCGCAGGTGTCAAACTTGCTAAAGAAGGGGCTGTCATGGGTCTTTGTTGTTGCTGTTGTTGTTGCGACGTCATGGGTGGCTGCACCTGGTTGGCGCGCCGTTTCTTCGCTGCAGATATGGAAGCAGCACTGCTCATGGTTGTTGTTTGTTTAGTTCGTTTAATTATTCAATTATAAATGCATCTGACACTATAATTTTATATTATTTGCGCATTAATGTTAAAAATTGAAATCAATTAAACACTAAATACAATCCAAACACATATTGAACTTACACAATGGTAGAGGTAGAACCACATTCATTTCGTCTATTTGATTTTCAGGTGCGCAATCAAGCGCCTGGAACCCAGGCCAAACTGAGTAGCAGCAGCAGTGGTAGCAGCAGTGAATACGGCGGTAAGAAACACAACAAGGACAAAAACCAATTCGTAATTCAAATGTTCGGCATCAATGAGCGGGGCGAGACCTGCTGCATCATTGTTCACAATTATGAACCCTTCTTTTATGTCAAAGTTCCAGAGTCGTGGGGGTTTGATGCCAAGGCGCGCTTTATCACGGAATTGAAAAAGGCAGTCGGAAAATTCAGCGAGGATTCCATTTTGGTAGATGAGTGTAAACTCCTTCGCCGCAAGAAGCTCTACGGGTTTGACGGCGGCAAGGACCACAAGTTCCTCATGCTGAAATTCAAAAACATGGCCACCATGAACAAAGTGAAGAATTTGTGGTATGAGCGCAAAGGCACTGAATGGCGCCTGAACCCACGCGGACACGTGTTTCAGAATGAGGCAACCTACATTTACGAAGCCAACATTCCTCCCCTGTTGCGCTACTTCCACATCAAGGACATCAGTCCGTCGGGCTGGGTCAAAATCAAAGGCGAACCCCCCATTGAAACACAGAAACAAACCACGTCCCATTATGAATACTGCGTCAGTCACAAGGATGTCGTTCCGCAACCCGAAAAAGAAACCATCGTGCCATATAAAATTATGAGTTTTGACATTGAGGCCGGCAGCAGTCATGGTGATTTCCCCGTTCCAATCAAAACATACAAAAAACTCGCCGCCAACATCGTGGACGTGTGCCTGAAAGATCCCACTGCAGCAACCAATTCAGAAGTGCATCGCATGATTCGTACGGCATTCCACGACCCCAAATCCCGATCAGCCCCTGCGTTCACGCTGCACGACGACATTGAGCGCATTTACACGAAAACAATTCCAACAAAAGAAGATCTGGATGCCATGTTTGAGCGCATGTGGTCCACCCCCATGCAAACGCTGATACAAGAGGCCGACCCGGAAGCATTAAATGTGAATACAATTGAGCGCATGTTTGAAAAAATGAAAGCAGAAGCCGATGTAGAAGTGGAGGCCGATGGGTTAGATGCCGATGAAGACAATGATGACAATGATGATGCGCGCAGCGTCTACACGCATGCAACAGCATGGACAAAACCAAGCGCATCCGCATCCGCTTCGGCATCCGCATCCGCTTCCGCTTATTCAACTGATAAATCCATCGCAGACATGTTGCAATCGTCCGGTTTAGACCGCGAAACGAAAATCACGCATATGAATGATGCGTTGTTGGCCGTGTTTCCTGCAGTAGAGGGCGACAAGGTCACCTTCATCGGCTCCACGTTCATGCGATACGGTGAAACCCGCCCCTATTTGAATCACTGCCTCGCGCTGGGCACCTGCGACCGCGTTCCCGGCGCAGAAATTGTGAGCTGCAAGACCGAGCGCAAACTTCTTCAGGCATGGACCGAGCTCGTGCAGCGCGAGGATCCCGATATCATCATCGGCTACAACATCTTCGGATTTGACTACCAGTTCATGTTTCATCGTGCGCTGGAAAACAATGTGGAAGACGATTTCCTGAAGCTGTCGCGAAACGTCGACGAGTTTTGCGGAAAGCGCGATTTCAAAACGGGGCGCGTCAGCATTGAAGAAACCAGCATCGCCCTCGCCAGTGGGCAGTACGATCTGCACTACATTGCCATGACTGGGCGCCTGCAAATTGACATGTACAATTACTTCCGCCGCGACTACAACCTCACATCATACAAGCTGGACTATGTCGGTTCCTACTTCATTGGCGACGACATAATTAAAGTGGAGCATCGCATAGAAGCGGACGCCGATGAAGTAATACCCGATGGAAAAGTAACCCGCATTGTTAGCAAGAATCTCACCGGCCTGGAGGTCGGCAACTACGTTGCGCTGGAGGAGACGGGCCACTCCACCGATCCTTACAAGGATGGCCAAAAATTCCGGGTTGTCGCAATCAACCGCTCAGCCGGCTATTTTGAAATCGTCGGTCACGAGATGCCCGACATGAAGAAGCACGTGCGCTGGGGCGTGTCCAAGGATGACGTGACGCCGCAGGACATTTTCCGCATGACGAATGAGGGTCCCGGCCCGCGCGCCGTCATTGCCAAGTACTGTATTCAGGATTGCAACCTCGTGCACCATCTGATGACCAAGGTGGACGTTATCACGGGATACAACGAAATGGCGAAGATTTGCAGCGTGCCCATCAGTTTCTTGGTGATTCGCGGCCAGGGCATCAAGTTGACGAGCTACATGGCCAAAAAGTGTCGCGAAAAAAACACGCTCATGCCCGTCATAGACAAGGGGCCATCGGGTGAGGGATACGAGGGCGCCATCGTGCTGCCTCCTAAGCGCGGCCTCTACCTGGACAACCCCGTGGCCTGCAATGATTATTCGTCGCTGTATCCGTCGTCCATGATCAGCGAAAATTTGTCACACGACAGCAAGGTGTGGACTAAGGAGTACGACCTGGACGGCAACATGGTGCGCGAAACGGGCGAAAAGGACCCGAAAACCCGGCAGCACATTTACGACAACCTGCCCGACTATGACTACGTTGACGTGGAATACGACACGTATCGCTGGAAGCCCAATAATCGCGGCAAGATGGAGAAGCACCTGAGCGGGAAAAAGATATGCCGGTTTGCGCAGTTCAAGGACGGGGCCAAAGCCATTCTGCCGTCCATTCTGGAAGAGCTGCTGGCAGCGCGCAAGGCCACGCGCAAGCTGGCAGAGAAGCAGTCGGATCCCTTCATGGCCAACGTGCTGGACAAGCGGCAGCTGGCATACAAGGTCACTGCAAACTCACTGTACGGTCAGTGCGGCGCCAAGACCAGCTCGTTTTACGAAGTGGATGTGGCGGCTTCCACGACCGCAACAGGGCGCAAGCTGCTGACGTATGCCAAGCGCATGGTGGAGGAGGTGTACGGCGATGCCGAATGCCAAACGAGCAAATACGGCATCGTGCACACGCGGGCGGAATACGTATACGGAGATAGTGTGGCGGCATACACTCCAGTGTATGTTCGTTTTGGCGGCGTCATTGATGTTTGTCCCATTGAAGCACTTGCAGAAAAATACGGAGCTAATCCGGATAACTGGGCACAATGCAAAGAAGAGGGAAAACAAACCAAAGAGGTTTGCGAAATGGTGTGCGGTGTGGAAACGTGGTCAGAAAAAGGATGGACTCGTCTTCATCGCGTAATTCGTCACGCACTTGCCCCTCACAAAAAAATGATGAGAATTGTTACTCACACGGGAATTGTTGATGTCACCGACGACCACTCTTTGATTCTGGCAAATGGTGAAGAAATTTCACCAAAAAATGTGGAGATTGGAACCAAATTGCTGCATTCCGCGTTGCCGTTGCCACAGCCCGCAACTGATGAAGTGCCATTGATCACAGTTGAACAAGCAAGAGTCATGGGGTTCTTCTTTGGAGATGGAAGTTGTGGAGACTACCATTGTGAGTCTGGCAACAAATGTTCATGGGCATTGAACAATGCATCCATGGAATTTGTCCAAAAATATCTTGAGCTTTGCAAAATTGCTTATCCGGATTTGGAATGGGTCTACAATGATACTCTGAA